GATCTTCTTGATACTACTACCGTTTCCTATACTGATACTACCAACAATACTACCACTACTGTTTCGTTCGACTTCGATGATCTTTAATCTTCTTCTTTGAAAAATATTCATTATTTTATATTATTATACAATCGTAATATTAAATCAGTTTTAAATCATTTTTATATTAGTTGTGCGGTTTTAAATATTCAAGTGTGTAAAAAAGTTTTTATATAATGAAATACACATAATATAAATACAATCATTCTTATTTAATTATACAATGCAAGTTTGCGATTTTCCACAAGGACGATACGGGAATGCGATTTTCCGTTACTTGGCAAGTTCTCTCTTTTGTATTTTATATGATGCAGAAAGAACATACGATGAAACTGTTTACGACAATATTTTTTCCGATGCGGACTTTATTGAATGGTCGAATAAACTATTACATAATGAAATACCGCATATAGATACATCTAAAAACTACCTCTTTAAAGGATATTATCAACACGACACGATATTTCTAAAATACAAATCACAACTTATCAACCATATAAACAATCACCCTGATGATATATTAATTACCGATGGTTATAAACCAGGTGGTAGTGGAATATATCATTACAATGTTGCACAATATAAAGCCAATGAACTAATAGAACCAAACCCCATAATAAACAAACACCGTATTGTAGTGCATTTGAGACTAGAAGACTTTGTATATGTAAATCAAGTATTACATCCGCAATGTATTGCCGCCGTTTTAGAGAACTTCAAAGACCAATCCATTTGTTTTGTAATGAACGCACCAACTACTTATTTTGAACAGAGATATATCAACTATTTCCAATCCCGATTTAATATAGTTTGTGAATCAAACGACCCCGTTACAGATTATCACATCATAAAAAATGCTAAGATACTAGTATGTTCTCGTTCTACCATGTGTTGGGCCGCCGCATTTTTTTCGGATACATTAGAAACTGTTTATTTCCCCCATTATACCAATCCAAATCATCCTCACGAAACATTCAAACGTCCTATAGAAAATACTATACCATATGACATACAATTTGCTAGTGAACACGAAATAAACACGTTTTTCGATAGTCTATAAAAATCATAAAATTGAAATACATTTTTACTATTTAGTATATGACAAATACATATAATATTATTAAAGTGAGAGATTTTAAACGTTTGCAAAGATATTACAAAGCTCATATATCGTAAAATGTCTGCCCAAAAAGAAATCGTCGATTGCTGCATCTGTATGGAAACCATTAATAGTGCTGTAAACAATTGTATTACTCCATGTGGGCATACATTTTGTTTCCAATGTCTTGCCAAGGCATTAGCTCAAAACAACACGTGTCCTTGTTGCAGAGCAGTACTTATGGAACAACCTGAGAATGAAGACGACGATGACGACGATGACGAATGGACAATAATTATGTCCGACGAAGAGGATGAAGAAGCTCACGGGTTCAACTACGAAGCATTGACTAGTTTCCGTATGTTATTCCAAAGAACATATGGAGAAGAAGTCGAACCGGAACCTGAAGTTGAATCCGAAGAGGAGGATGAAGAGGTAAGTAATGAAGAAGATGAAAATGAACCATTAGCTGAAGTAGAAGATATCACCGCCAAGTTACAGAGCCGCGGAATTACTATGCTAGATTTAGTCGCAATGCTAACTGACCGCAAGAGCACAAAGGTAGCGAAACATACGGACCGGTTTATCAATGCATTAGATTCCATTTTAGATAATGCTATTACCGACTGTGATAAAGAGGCCAAAGAAGCAGCCCAGCGCACACAATCTACACAAGTGCAACCCGCTGAACCTACCAAAGAAATTGCATAAAAAATATATGATGTTTGTATGATTATATGTATTTTATATTATATGTATTTGTAATAATCCGAATTAACTATTGTTTTTTATGGAAATATCGTTTTATGGAAAAAGCATGAGAATATGATTCAGATCATCAAAATATATTTTGGGTAATGTAATAGTCGGTTCTCGCAATGGTAATGACGGAATCGTTATATTTACCTGTGGAACTTTAAACATATGTTTAGTATTATTCGCAAATGCCTTTATAGAAAAGGGCATAAACCGTTGGTTAGAATAAACTGCCCATAAACATAACATAATAAATACGATTGGTTGCATTTTAAAGTGTATCAAATGAATACATAACTATATTTAGTTTTCTTTCATTTCAATTTTATACATATTTATATGAAAACTCCTGAAATCGGAACGATTGTAGGTGTCCGAAGATTATCCGGAGAATTATATTATTACAGAATAATGTAATAAAACTACAAATTATACGATTTGCAATACAATTTTGTCACTGATTGTGGTTTTATCGTGAAATACAAATACCCTGCATTCTGCTGCTTCAAATACCGCAATATTTTTATCGCTTGTTATATGAGCCAAATGTTTCAAGGCTTTTATAAAGACGGTGTATTCATATTGGTCACTATCCGCGGGCGTTTTATCAAAGACAACCCCCGTATATGTCTGTAATAAATCGCGATTATTATAACACATATACACCAACTCACAAGAGGTCTGTGTTCTACGAATAGCTTTCATCGTATCATTGATATAACACATTTTAGGAGAACTGGTCCATTTTTCCAGAAAATCCGCCATTTCCGGGGTTTGTGTATATCCGACCAAGGGCCATACATATATTTGATTTAGTAAATCAACTAATCGCCTTATTGGACTAGTAAAATGAACATAGTTCTCCAAAAGCATTGCCGAATGTATATATGTTTCGCCTTCTTTGAATGCACGATATTCCGAACATATATGGTTATGGAAGTTATACAACATTCTCTCAGTTTCAATGTCATTGAACGCACCCGGTATTTTATTGTTTTCGCCGTGAGCTAGCCGAAAAATACCCGTTTTGTTTTTATACAAAAGCGCGCCGATTTCGCGGTTCATCTTTATCATCCAATAAGCAACTACTTCATGACTATCTTTCAATGATGAATCCATTTTTTGTGTTATATGTAGCATGGACTGATATCGCGGGTTTCGCAATAGATTATCGGCTTCATATCGGTAATTTTTTTTCACAATAATTTTCGTATTTACAAAAGAAACAGAAACCGCCCCGGTGTCGGAAAATACATAATCCATTGCAATAGCAAATCTCATCTTTTTTTCTATTAGACTGCACAAGTTCTCCGATAATTGAACAGGAATCATCGGTATTTTTCGTGTCGGCAAATAAATAGTAGATACTCTATCGCTATAATGTGACCATGCATCCATTTCTTGGAGCCATACCAACACATTGGATATATAAATAGAGATTCTGGTTGTTCTATCCAAGTTCTCGGTAATACTCATTGCATCATCATAATCGGTTGTGGTATCATTGTCAATACTAAATATATACTCCGTTGTTCTGTCTTCAAAATGGTATTTTTGTGATATAGAATGAATCAGCTGAGATTCATCTTTTTCGGAAAATGTGGATTGGATATGTTTTGTAAAAGGTGTCATAGATGTATGTAATTGTTTGCAATGAAGTTGGTATTTCTCAAATGCGTCATATATATTTACAGACCCAATCGTTTCCGTAAGTTCTCCGAATGGATGTTTGTCGTTCCAATGGGTATATTTGAATAGCACATATTTGTTGGTGATATGTTTCGATAGTTCCAGTTTTATATCGTATGGGACTAAAAACGCGGGTAAATTGCGATTATGTGGAATGCACTTGTATAGTAGTCGTTTTTTGTTTTCTGTTCGCCCATAGGTCTTCCCGTCGGCTAATATTAATATTCCCGGGTATATTCCGGCATGTTCTCTGAAAGGAGAATGCAATAGAGAAAATACGCCGTCCGAAAAATCAAAATGGTCATTGTGAAATAACTTGTATTGCAATGGATGAAAGGTCTCGGGCAAACCTACCGGCCCGGGGCGGGCTTCGCCCGCCGGCGCGTGATGTGTTATAGTATTCCATTTAGAATAATCGCGTTCTTCAATCTGTAGTATATGGCTCATATTATCTTGTTTTACAAATAAAAAATATGGATTATATGGGTTCAATTTTATAGTGGAATGATGTAGTATATTATGTAATATCCGTATATTGTGTAATATATGTATATTGTTGATTTTATGTGTATTATAAATCATACATTTTCCAATAATCGGACACGTTCTTTGAGTCCTTGCCGATAACATTCTATCCTATAAGATTGGCTGTATTTTGTTAATGCAATGGATTCGGATATAACAGAGTCTATTGTATCCAAGTTCGCACATTCATTGTGCTTTCGGATAATATACTTGATTTCTTCTATTACCTGAGATTCCGTCGCCGTTTCCCACATTTTTTCCTTCCATACAGTAATAAAATGCCTTATAGCGTAATAAGACATAGCAACCGTATAAATAACAGCATATGTTATTCCAGAAGCATACAATAACATTTTGATATCGCATGTATTCAAAGTATTTTCCATAGTATATGTAATAATAGAACCGGTATTTATGTATGAATTAAAAATAGGTTTAACTATTTTCAATTTTATTATTTATTGGTTACAAGAAATATAATATACGAGACATATAATTATACACCGTGTGAAATGTAGTTTGGGAGAAGGATTATGACCACATATACAAGACTCCATACGTCCAGACATTAATACATGTAGCCGTAATAACGTTCGTATGTAGAACAGTATGAATCGTCATCACTATCGGGTGGGTGTCGTGTATTATCCTCAGAATCACATAATTCAGGTGGATTTTCATCCTCATAATCAGAAAGATCATCGGAATCATATTCTCGGGTATCATCCGGTATGTAATATATTTTAGCAGCTAACCGATGAATGCGGGTTTTGCCGATATAAAGCAATGTTTGTAATTGGATAGAGTAATTTTTATAGACCATGAAATAGTCTTTATTTCCACTGATCCACAGATAAACATACACCGTATTGTCGCTTTCATCATATTCTTTGTCAGGAATTGTTTGCAACATTGTATAACGTATGTCCGTTTCCGGTATTCTGTTAATAGGCATTGTCTTACGACGATTCATATTATCCACATATTCATCGAACATCTGTTCTCGTGTCTTGTTCAAGTCTTCTCCCATAACAGGACTAGTAGTAGTTACAGATGAGTTCATAGTAATAGATAGGTCTTTAGCAAAATATATCGGGCGTAAATAATAAGCTAGAGTAATATATCAAAAACTTATTTGTTTATATCTATTTCAATTTTCTTTAATTATTTGATTAGGTGTAGATTCTTTCCCAATATATAATGTATTCCAAAAACAAAATAAATATAAAACCATACATACAACAGCAATAGTATGCCGCCAAAGTTTTATAGAAAAAAAACAGTCACAAATAAACCGATAAGTTCGGCGAACTATACCGATATAAAAGGAGAACATTCCCACGCAATGTATTTAGTTATTGTGGAATCTCCTTCAAAATGTGCTAAAATAGAAAATTATTTGGGTCCAGATTATCGGTGTATTGCAAGTAAAGGACATATTCGTGCTATAGATGGTATTAAAAATATCGATACAAAAAATGGGTATACTATAAAGTTCTCCATAATTGATGAAAAAAAAGACCACATTGCTTTTATGCGAAATTGTATTTCCGGGTTTTTGAAACATAATATCATATTAGCAACGGATGATGACCGTGAAGGCGAAGGTATTGCATGGCATATATGCGATTTATTCAACTTGCCTACAGAAACTACGAAACGTATTCTATTTCACGAAATTACAAAACCCGCTATCCTAAAAGCTATACAGAATCCGACTCTTCTAAATATGGATTTGGTTAGAGCGCAACACGCCAGACAAGTTCTCGATATTCTAGTGGGATACAAGATTTCACCCTTCTTATGGAAACATATTCACAATAATAAAACCAACGGATTATCCGCTGGTCGATGCCAAACACCTGCACTCAGATTGGTGTATGAAAACGACCGTTTGGTTTCGGGAGGAGATATAGATACAAAATACAAAACAACCGGCGTGTTTTTTGGAAAAAATATTCCATTTCAATTAAACAAAGATTTCCTAAATACTTCCGAAATCCGCGAGTTCTTGGAATTGTCCAAAACATTTAGCCATAAATTGTCTATTGCAAAATCCAAAGAAAGTATTCGGAAACCGCCTAAACCTTTCAATACATCCGCACTTTTACAAACGGCAAGCAATGTTCTCCATATGTCTCCAAAAGAAACAATGAGTTGTTGTCAGCAACTCTATCAAGCGGGTCATATAACATACATGCGAACGGAGAACACAAAATACTCGGCGGATTTTTTGCCTAAAGTTCGCGAATATATTTTGCAAAAATGGGAGAAAGAAGATTATTTAGGCGATTTTGAAAATATCCTAAATAAAGACGAAACGAATCCCCACGAAGCCATCCGTGTAACCCATATAGAATATCCCTTTATAGCTGGATTAGAAGGCCGACAACACACACTTTATAAACTCATTTGGCATAATACTGTGGAAAGTTGTATGGCCCCGGCTAAATACAATTGCACCACTGTTTCTATAAGTTCTCCTAAAGATACGTGTTATACAAATGTTGTGGAAGTCCCCGTCTTTTTAGGATGGAAAATAGTGGGACAACGAGAACCCGCCCCCGGAGTTCTCACAAATACTTTAGACGAACAAAATACCGGGGCTGGTTTATTGTTTTTCTTCCAATCGCTCAATACAAAAACACCCGTTTCATATAACAAAATAGAAAGTATTGTAACAGTTTCACACAGACATTCTCATTATACAGAATCGAGTCTTATCCAGAAACTAGAAGATTTAGGAATAGGAAGACCATCTACTTTCGCAACCATTGTAGATACTATACAAGAACGTGGCTATGTGAAAAAACAGGATGTGGAAGGTATAAAAATGGATTGTAAAGAGTTTGTTTTAAGAGAACATGCTTTAGAAGAAACGATGAAATCCAAAATATTCGGCCAAGAGAAAAACAAGTTGGTTCTGCAACCGATTGGTTTAGCAACAGTGGAGTTTTTAACCGACCATTTTTTGCCATTATTCAACTATGATTATACAAAACAAATGGAAGAAGATTTAGAAAAAGTATCGGTGGCGGATTGGCAAAGTATTTGCGAGAAATGCGAGAACTTGATAAAAACACTTGCAAAACCCGTTTCTAAAATGGCAAAACCAGTATATTTAGTAAGTTCTCAAGATGGAACTATACAATATGAATTATGTTTTCATCAGTATGGCACATCGCTCAAACGAACTACAGAGAACGGTGAAGTAGAATACAAAAAAGTCAATCCGAGAATAAAAATAGATATAGAATTGGCTAAATCGGGGAAATATATCGCCGAAGAATTGTTTGAAATCCAAAACGACAATTTAGGAAAATATAAAGACGAGGAGGTTTTCCTTAAAAACGGTAAATACGGTCCATATATTCAATGCGGAACACAAACAATCAGTGCAAAATCTTTAGGAAAACCATTGCAATCCATAACACTAGATGATGCTATATCACTACTTGACCCCGAATCCATAATGGTTAGCGACGAGGCGTTTGATGGGGGCTCCGCGCCCCGGGCGCCTCCGGCGCCCAAAAACCCCAATATATTAAAAATATTAACTAGTGATATAAGTATTCGTAAAGGTAAATACGGGGCATATATTTATTACATGCCTGCGGATGCAAAAAAACCCGAGTTTTTTCCTTTGGGAAAAATGAAGTCCAAATATGCAAATATGGACGAGTCGGAATTAATCAAATGGATTGGGGAAACGTATAATATATGTGTGTCTTATCAGAATAAATAATACAATAACGAGCGTCTCGCTATGCCCAGTCATTGATGTCTTAATGTCTGTATATATCTTATAGTAGTATTAAATGGGTAAATCAAAACAAGCCATACAAAATTGGAAAGGAGGAGAACTTCCAGATGATTGTCTTACATTTGTTAGTTATATATCTATATTCAGTATGTTTCTTTTATCTTTTTACTATGTTTATCATAAATCTGCCTGGCTATTAGGTATACTATTATTGTATTTGGTGAATATTGTATGGTCCGTTTTCTTTGCAAAAGATATTTTTGCGTCTGAAAAGGCAAATATAGCTCCTTTAATTTCCTTTGCATTAATTGCTATACTAGCTATGAACGTCGTATCATCTACTATGGTTATGATGACTTTGCGCAATTTGCACGCGTCATTTTTGAAAAAAGAATCATCTATCGAATTATCCGATAAATCGCAGAAAATGTTGAAAGAGTATTTGAAATTATGGATAGCAACAATTATAATGACGTGGGTTCTCTTTGCATTTTATTTTGTTGAACCCGCATCACAACCATTTTTGAATTATATGTTTATAGGACAAACGCTCAGTCCGTTGTTTATGTTTGGCGGATTTTTGATAAAAATAGTATTTGCATTAACGTCTGTAGGGTTTTCTGCATACATGGTTTTCGTAGGGAAAACATTTTCAGATATCAAAACCAAACAATTGGATATGTAATATATGAGAACTCCTGAATCAGTTTTCGTATTTTCTGACTAGGACAATCACATCTACTATAAAAATATTATTTATATAAACTCGTATAAATAATAATAAGCTGTTCTCTATACAATATAAAATGAAGTTTTATGAGACACATTATGAAGAATACATTCATGCAGTTGAGCAATATAATATTCACCCAGAAATGCTTTCTACTTATGAAAGATTTCCAAAATCACTTGCCCAGTTTGGTAATTTAATAGTATATGGCCCACCTGGATCGGGAAAATATTCACAAGTTCTCTATTTTCTAAAAAAATACTCCCCGAGTGAATTGAAATACGACAAAAAAATTACTTGCCAAACCGATAAAATAGAATACAATTATCATATTAGTGATATACACTATGAAGTGGATATGTCTCTTCTTGGATGTAATTCTAAAATATTATGGCACGAATTATTCCTGCAAATAGTAGATATTGTCTCTGTAAAAACCGAAAAAATAGGTATAATTGTCTGCAAAAACTTTCATATGATTCATAACGAGCTTCTGGAAATATTTTATAGTTATATCCAACATTACAATCATCCAACTGCTAATATACAAATACGATTTGTCATTATTTCAGAACATGTGAGTTTTATCCCTAAAAACATTATTCAGTCTTGTAAAATGATTTCTATCCGTAGACCAGAAAAACAACAATATATACATCGTATTATAGATTCCGATGAAAAAACACAAATAACGGACAATAAAATAACTTCTTTTATAAATCGTATTCATCCACATATTTCAGCAAAACCGCCTAACAAACACGCTCCTGCGAATAGTGAAATAAAGTCGGCATCCAAAAAGAAAATAAAGAATATTTTAGAGTGTCTAGACCCAGAATACATAATGAATATCAAAGAAACGGAATCATTTTCGCTAATGAATAATGGTTCAGAAATACCAAAGGACAATTTCAATACCATTTGTAACAATATTATTCAAGAATTATTGCAATACAATACATTATCATTTACACAATTCCGGGATACCATATACGACATTTTAGTATACAACTTAGACATCCCAGAATGTTTATGGTATGTTATTTCCTATTTCATTCAACGTAATATTTTCACAGAAAATGAAGTGCATGGCATAATGGAAAAGATGTATATTTTTTTGAAACAATACAATAATAACTATAGGCCGATTTATCATTTAGAAAGTATATTCTTTTACATAATAACGATTATTCAATCAAAACACGCTAAATGAATAGAGAACGTGCTATACAGATATTAGATATAGATGTATCAAGCAAATACAATACGAATAACATAACCGAAGAAATAATTAAAAAACATTACAGAATAAAAGCATTGCAATACCATCCAGACAAAAACAAAGAACCCGGGGCGGCAGACCAATTTATGGAAATAAAAAATGCATATGACTATTTGTTGAAAACCAACAGCAACTTGGTTATAGAAAATAGCGAATACACTAGCTATAGTAATATTTTACAAACGTTTTTGAAAAATATATGGAAAGGAGAACAAAATGCGCAATTGTTCTCCATTATCATTGAAAATATTGTTGGTTGTTGTGAAAAAAAAATACTGGATATTTTAGAAAAACTAGACAATGATACATTAATAAAAATACACGATGTTTTTTCTAAATACAAACATGCATTTCATCATTCCGATGGATTTCTGAAATATGTAGAACAAGTTCTCGCCAAAAAAATTAAAAATGACAATTGTATTATACTAAATCCTTCTATAGATGATTTGTTTGATTGTAATCTGTATAAAATTACGGAAAATGGATATACATACATTGTTCCACTATGGCATCATGAATTAGTATATGACAATAGTGGTTGCGATTTATATGTCCGATGCAATCCTATTTTAGCCGAACATATTTCTATAGACCAGGAGAACAATGTGCGTGTTTTCGCTAAATATTCGGTTATAGATATTTTTGATAAAGAAACCATCGCGATTGATTTAGGAACACGCAAGTTCTCTATTTCTGTTTCTACGTTATTTTTAAAACACAAACAAACGGTTGTTTTAAAAAGCCGCGGCATTCCTCGTATATGCAGCGATGATATATACAATGTATTGCATAGAGGAGATATACATATTCATATAGAACTGTATGTATAAATTGGTGTATATTTTGTATATTCTGTAAAAAGTATTTCATAAAATTGAAATATGTTTATAACATTTAGTGTATGACAAATTACATATTACTTATTATTTATTAACAAGGTGAAAATGTCAAAAATCAATACCAACTACTGGGTTCTCAGGCAAAATTATAGCGAAAAAACGGATCAAGTAAAAATGAGAGAACTGAATGTGAAACATCAGTTTATTGCGTGTCCTTGGGGTGGATGGGGTAATGCACGAGAAAACGTGATTAATGGTTCATACAACGAACACGTTCCCCATAGACCAGGTGGGCGATTATCTAGAGGTCAAGACAGAAAATTTGTTGAAGAAATGAAAATCGGCGACATTGTGGTTATTGCATATGCAAAGAAAAAGGAATGTATATTAGCACGTATAGTATCCGATGTTGATTATAGTATAAATACTGGCGTGTATTGGGAAGATGCCCCAGACCGTATATCTCTAACCGAAACAGGCGACATTCCATTCTCTCCTGTAGGCAGACGTATTGAAATACTACAATCTAATTTCGTGCCAGTCTTTAAACCCAATCGTATGAGCTTAACAAAAATGGGGCAAACAAATATTGAACGAATAAAGCATTTATTATAATTATATGTTCATAGTATTCATAATTGTATATTACATTTTATAAATAATTATATAAAAGTGAGACCATTTGGTCAATACCTTTTTTATTGGATGTTATACATATTACTTGTATTTGTATTACCACATGTAACGATATTATCCTGCGATAATAAATAACTGTCGGATAATACTCAAACATGCTCGTTCCTCGCTCAGTCGTTATCGCATTTTTAGTATTGTTGTTATATAGGATTATCGTGTATATTCTATAAAAAGTATTTCATAAAATTGAAATACATTTTTACTATTTAGTGTATGACAAATTACAAACAACTGATTATACCTCGATATTCATCGAAAGCTTTTATACAATCTCTCAAAAGTAAAATGCCATCCAGTCTCAACTTATTCATCCGAGTTCCAAAAGGATACAATGAAAACGACGTCTTTGACGCAGTTATCCGCAAGGATATTTGCAAAGTTATCGATGTCATCATCAAAAAAGGTAAGTCCAAAAATATTGCTATAGTTATGGTTGATTATTGGTATAAAGGCACCCGCGATATCCGCGATACATTATTGCGAAGTGGGTCTATTGCGATTTCCTTTGCAAATGGCGCGGCATGTCTCGCATACGAATACAAGCCCCAGAGCAAAGCAATGGCAGCACGCGATGTAGATGAGTTTGGTCGCGATATAACTAGAAAGTCTATCCCTATCGCACCTGCGCTGACTCCTGCTGTCGCCCCTGCTCTCAATGTAAATGCGCCGGTATTTGTTCCGATGGTTCCTGCAGTAAGTGACATATTGCACCCATATGTTACCGATAATCGCGCAGAAAGAGCACGCAATTATGCTGTAAAT